AAGATCATGAGCAAGGCCCACCAACTAAGGAGGAAGATGTAATGGCCTCATCAAGGCCCGTTGCCACATATACCGCGAAGGGAAGAGTGTTACATACAGGGGAAGTGAAGATCAACCTCTTCGATGGCCGATACGATACGGGTTTCAAAGTAATCGAGTTCCTGGCATGGTCATCTGACCTCGGCGGATCAACAGCCGGAGATGTAGCTGCAAAACTTTGTACGGAGTCCGGATCGAGTACGGCAACAGGAGATTTCTTCGATGCTTCGGACAACAGGCAGATAGGATGGTCCTCCGTTAATGCAGATCAAGCGGCAATCTCTTCCGGAGAAGCCATCATCGATCCTGACAATCTGATAATTGAGGACCTCTATGTCGTAGGACGGACCCGAGCAGGGGGGTCGACTTACGTCAATTACATGATCGTCATGGAGAAATACAACATTGACGAATGGGAAGGCGCTCTTGGGATGGTAAGAAACCAATCTCAGGATGTCGGCGCATGAGCGATGACCCAATTTCAAGCGACCCTGCTCTCCTATGGACTTGGACTAGGATCGTTATTGCTCTTGTTACTCTTCTCGCGATCTCACTAGGAGCCTCTTCAACCGACACCATAGACATCGGCATTCTAACTGGCTCCTGAGAGAGGCTAAATCATCCTCAAGACCCCCTATGATGACCCTCTTTTTATTGATCTCATCGATGAGGAAGTGCCTAGACTCGAGGACGTTAACTTGGTACTCTCTGAGATTCTTGTTCATGTACCAATCTAGGGCTTCATTCACATACTCTGATCGTCTTCTCTTCCTGACCCTCCCATCCAGAGTCTCAGAGACGTGGGGATCGATTGAGAATGCACGGACAACCTTGGTCATTACCAATCACCCCTTTGAAAAGCCTTAGCACATAACTTGCAAATATCATACGGGGGCCACATCGCGTCATTATCACAATACTCTCGACAACACTTCATTCCTGCCACCGTCCATATCGTCTCTTGCATCCTGCACATTGCTTACAAAAGCGAGCGTAGGAGGTATCTATTCTGGTGTTACAACTGGGTCTCTGACAACGGATCAATCGAACCACCCTCCGTCTCTGATGTCATTTCCTCCTTCATTGCCATGATCTAGGCTCATCAGATGCTCTTCAATCACTTTCAGTTTACTTTCAATCACTTTCAGTCTTTTTTCAATGGCTTCTTCCATGCTTTGCGGGCTATTTAGATTTATATAAACCCAACTCAAGCCAGTGCAAGCCGGATCGCGGAGCGATTCGGCGCGCTCTGGCGCAGAGATACCTATTCAGTCGGTAGCGTGTCCACTGGGATAGGTAATCCCCACCCCAGTGCTGACCGACTATCAAGATAGCCCCCGATCAGGGGGGGGCGAGCCCCCCTTTCCGGGGAACCTGTTAATTTATTAGCGAGTTTTTTTACAGGGGGTGCATGGCAAAGCAGAGTGATTCATTTTTCATCCGCGCACAACTAAACCAACCCGGTACCGCATACGTTACAGAGACCATTGATCTGGGGAGTTATGTCAATCTAGGGCAGAAGTCCTCGACACTCCTTCGGGTGATGAACATAGAGGTGCAGATCACCGATGACAACTTGCGTTATCAAGGACCATACCCCGCCGGGACCAATGCGGTCCTCAATGTGGGTTGGGATCTAACCACGCAGCCACAGGACGATTTGGTTGATCTTAGCGATAAGAGCGTTGTCGCTTCTGGGAGGTATGAAGTGGCTGTCGATGCCAACAGCACTGTGATGTTCGCATCCACAACGAGAGACGTTTTCCCCCAATTCTGGTCAAATGGCTACCTCATCGGCGTTGACTCCCTATACTTGAATTCCAATGCGGATCAAGTCAGCGACGCAGGAGCTTACAACATCTCCATAGTAATGGAGTGCGTCCTAGAGACTGCCACCCAAGAGAGCGCAATCGCCCTAGCAATCGGCCAACAGTGAGTTGAGGCTCAGTGGCCGAAGTAACCATGAGTCTTGAGGAATATCAGGCACTCATCGATGGTTTAGCGCGTGTGGATGCTGGCCAAAGAATCCGATTGAGAAAGAATGATCCACTAGGCCCTAAGAAAAGGAAGGGAAAGAAGGATCCCAAGATGGCACGCGCACTACGAAAGGCCAATGCTATGGGAAGGAAGAAGGCAGGGGGATTCAAGAAGGGATGGAGTCAGGGTAAGATCATGAGCAAGGCCCACCAACTAAGGAGGAAGATGTAATGGCCTCATCAAGGCCCGTTGCCACATATACCGCGAAGGGAAGAGTGTTACATACAGGGGAAGTGAAGATCAACCTCTTCG